AAGTGCTTCGTTCAATGGAGTGCCAGAGAGACCCATTCCAGTGGGAAGGGGATACAGTGTGTAATATTTTCTGTTGAAAGCATAGGCAAACCGCAGAATGTGAAGCATCTGTTTTTCCAATTCCTTGGTGCTGGTTTTACTAGTAAGAAGATTCATCAGAGAAAACCACTCTGAAAAAGCAAGAATACCAGATTTCTTTTCGTAAAGAGGAGGACGAACATTTGTACCATAAGTTTCATTATATTCAACTTTCGGATATTCGTTCGTAAAAGCATAAACATCGAAAGGAATTCCAACCTTCTTACAGAACCAAACCAAATTGAACATCTGCTTAACAGTGTCAATCAGTACATCACACATAGAACCAGACCAATCAAGCATAAAGATCAAACCATGATTCTTGCCGTCAGCAAGGGTGGTTACTTTCTTAAAAAGATCCTCATTATATTTGTAGGTATGAAGTTTGGTACAATCCAGAACACCAGTGCGAGCAGTAGTAGCACGGGCATAAGAATCTGCTGCCTTACGGCACTCAAACTCTTTTACCAGGTAATTAACTTCTTTCTGAGCAGATCGTTTGAACTTAATGAACTCAGCATCAACATATTCAAATACTTCTGGGTTATGAATATGAGACCATTCTTCTACGCAACGATCATGAATTTCTTGATTAGAAACAATGATATTCTCAAGATTCAGCTTAGGAATCTCAGCATATACATTTTCAAAACCTTCCATCGATGCAAGTTCTTTAATTGCATCTTCAAGTGAATCTACGGTCTTTAGTTCGATATCTTCATCAAGATTTTCACCAGGACCTTGAGGATTAGGTTGTTGCTGCTCTGCAGTTCCACCATAAGATTCTCCTTCCTCAGGTTCTACAGATTCGTTATCGGCAGAATCACCAGACTCTGGAGATTCGATAGAACTCTCAGAAGACTGTTGCCCTTCTGTTTCTTGCTGTTGTTTCTGATGAGTATCAGTTTTTGCTTCTTCTTTACAGAAGTTATACAGTTCTTCAGCAATATTCAAAACATCATCAAATGTTTCACAATCAGCAACTTTCTTTACAAGGATATTTTCTTTCAAAGATTTAAAAGGAATTTCAACAAAACTACCAATCTTAAAGTGAAGATTGATACGATCTGCAAGGTTCATCAGATCGATGTTTTCATTCTCCAGGGCAAAGAAATCCTCAGCAGAAAGTTCCTGATAACCACGATAAAAAGTCTTAGAGATGCCAGCGTAACGACGCTTCATCAGTTTTTCAATGCGAACATCTTCAACAATATTCACCAGTTGTGGGGAAATCTTTTTCTCCTTCAACCAATTGCGATCAGGAGTATAAAGGGCATGACCCACCTCATGCCCAACCAACATATCATAAACAACACCACTCGCTTTCTCCCACATTGGGAGAGTTAGAACACGAGTGTGAACGTTGAACTGTGCAGTTTCAACGTGACGGTGCTCTACAACCAGATCTTCAGTTGCCAGCAGTTTAGCAAGGTGCGATTTGATTTCGTGGTTGACCGTCATGGGGGAACATCATTCGTATGGACTCATAATACGACGAAACCGCCTTATCAGGGCGGTTCTTGTGACGCTTCTTGAACTGTCTGAGTGCTTCTCTGCGTGCTCTCAACATCTGGGGTTTGAGGGTTCGCTTCTGATCTTTCTTAGAATGGTGCTGCCAATTAGGGGTGTTCATCGGAAATTCCTTTGATACGTTTCCAATCATTATACATTGCCATCACAAGCCAACTAGCGGATAGACTCTCTGGTCCCTTTTCTAGTAGTTCTAGTTGCCTCTTGTTGAGGCGTTTCATTCCTTTGTATTCTTCCTTCCAGTCCATCATACAGTCTTTGAGAATCCTTTGACCTTATCAAATTTAATCACATTCTCAAACTTATCATGAAGTTCTGATTTGTGAGAGATAACAAAGATGTTAGCATCTTTAATCACATATCGAATAATCTTAAGAAACTCATCAGTTCCAAATCCATCTAGAGATGAATCAAAAACCTCATCCATAATCAACAGGTTGGTGTTTACAGAATTTTTGACTCTAGCGACTTCCCTCCATGTAAAAAGTAATGCTAGATCAATTCTCATCTTTTCACCTTCGCTGAAGGAACTGTAAGAAAAATCCTCATGAATGGGAGATTCAACAGTTTCACTAAACTCTTCATCAAGTTTAAAGTTGATGTAGAAGTCCATCATCTGTAGGTAACGATTTACCTGTTGATTGATAAATGGAAGATACTTCTTGATGATCTTGGTCTTTACGCCATCATCTCTAAGTAGAGAATAGGCAAAGTCGTAATGAACGACTTCTTGTTTTCTATCAGAAAGGTATTCAATTGTCTTTTGGAGATTTTCTCTAAACTCTTCTAACTTTTCATGTTCAGTATTTCTGTTCTGCAGGTTACTGGTAATAGTTTGAATTTCATGTTCAAGATCTCTGATTTGTCTCTGGTTGAGGCTAATCCGAGTATTGTTTTGAGAAATGCCATGCGTTAGTTTCGTGATCTCCTTGGAAAGGGCATTGAATTGACGCTCTCTTTCTTGTTCAGACTCGATTGCTTGTTCAAGTTCTGCATAACCATCTCTGAGTTCCTTTGCTCTATTTTGAGCGTCTACAATTCTATTTAACCGAAACTCTTCTTCAATAGTCTGAGTGCAGGTAGGGCATACCGTATTTTCATTAAAAAACTTATGTTCTTTAGTAATTGTGCTTACTTTTTGAGAGATTTTACCTTTAAGATTGTTTAGTTTTACTAACTTGTCTCCAGCACCAATAAAATTTTCTTGGTCTTTAGTTTGTCTTTCAATACCCTTCTCAAGGATAGAATTTTGCTCCATATAATGAGCAACTTCATCATCTAACTTATTAATTTTTGCATTGTTAGAATCAATATTGGCATTACCGCGATTTTCAAGTTCTTCAATGAAGTTCTGCTGCATCTTCATTTTATCTCTAACCGTTTGCTTCTTAAGATCAAGAGATTTAATCTGCTCTTTCTTTTCTCTGATCTTATCTTTGATTAGATTACTCATCGCAGAGAAGATACGGATATCAAGAAGATCTTCAATAACTTCACGACGATTAGCAGTAGTTAACTGCATAAAAGGCACAAAAGTGCTGCTACCCAGAATCACAATCTGAGTAAATGACTTGTAATTTAATTTAAGAATACTCTGTTCTAGAACTCTTTGATTAGCACGATCATCTGCTTGCTTATGCAAAGAAGTTCCATTTACTTCAATATCAAATACGTTAGGTTTAATTCCACGACGCACAAGATAATCACGACCATTCACAGTAAATTCCAACTCAACGAGACACTCTCTCTCGTTTGTTGTATTAACCAACTGTGGTTTATTAATTTTACGAAACGGTTTATTGAAAAGGACAAAAGTTAGAGCATCCAGAATAGTGGATTTACCAGCACCATTTGTTCCAATAATTAAGTTCGTATTGTTTTTCTCAAAATCAATCTCCGTTGGGTGATTTCCAGTAGAAAGGAAATTTTTCCAACGAATCTTTTTAAAAAGGATCATCTCTGTGGTTTAGGCGGAATAACAATATCGTCAGGAGTTACCACTGCATATTTGTAATTATACATCTTACACGTCTTTATTGCAAGGTCATCATCTACTTCCACAACTTCCATAGACTTCTCATAATCAGGATCTTCCTCTAGAAGCATGGCATACCGTTCTGCATCATCTTCATCCTCAAATAAAAACAGAACTTTATCTCCTTGGGCATCTTGAACGGCATAAGCACCGTCGTCTTGTTTGTCTTTGAGAGTGAGAAGAAACATGTTACTCCACTTCGCAAGCTTGCCTGTATAGATCTTGAAAAATGTTTTTGATAATACTCTTATCAAATTCCATTTCTGCTTCTTCAATGTATCGATTCAAAATTGATAGGGTATTTTCTTCCTCATCAATTTCAAAATCTTCACTTTCTTGAATTTCAAAATTTTCTACAATCTTTAGATCTTGAATTCCAGAAACATAAAGTTTATCAATAAACTTTTCAAATGCCTTCGGATTAGTTTTTTTCCTAACAATAACCTTTACAATTTTATTTTCATATTCAGAAGCATCAAACATCTGATACGGGGTATCCTCATAATAGATGTTATAGAATAATTTATAAGGATTGTTAATCTGGGTTAGAGTATGGTCATCCGTATCAAGGATGTGGAAACCACGCTTATCATTCACATCATTCCAGAACATCTCATAGGGATTGCCTAAGTAGAAGATTCGTCCGTCGTCTGATCGTGTATGGTAGTGACCCGAAAATACCCGCTCGAACTTCTCAAATAGTTTGCAGTCCATACCGTCTTCCATGACGTGTCCGCGATGCGCTCTAAATCCGTTGAGTTCAAGGTGCCCCATCGCGTAGTTGCTAGTTGAACCTTTAATCGCGTTGACAGTATCCTCAAAATTTTCCGCATTGATCCAAGGAATAAACAATACATTGAGATTATCTATCTCAACTTCTGTTGGAGAATTATAGGTCTTAATATTAGGATACGTTTGAAGGAGAAGTTCTGGTGAATTTACATCATTAGTATTTTTATAATAACAGTCATGATTACCAATGATCATGTGTGTTTCATATTTGGCAAGTCGATCAAATACAACACGCTTTGCCCATTCTAAACTTTGATAATCAATGGACTTGCGACTATCAAATGCATCACCCATATGGATAACAGCACCCACATTATGCTCCTCTAATGCTGGGAAAAAGACATTATCGTAAAAGAGTTCAAAGTAATCATGAAGATGCTTAGAACCCTTACGTGCTCCATAATGGGTATCAGTGATAATCGCAATTTTCATCTATTAGTCTTATACTGAATATTGTCCTTGATCGTATTATAGTCGGAACTACTGCCAGAAAGCAAGCTATCGTCAACCATCATGACTTCATCAAAACCAGTTCGTTCGATGATTTTTGTTTTAATATCCAATTGCTTTTTCTCTTTCTGAATTCGACGTAGAAAGGCATAGTGAATAATTTGCGTGAAATAAGCGAAAGGATTTTTAGATTTCTCTGGATCAAAATTATGAATGTATTGAACACAATTTTCAATACCATCAGAGATCATGTCCTCACGGAACATGTAATTCACAAAGTTTGGTTTATATGAAAGGTGAGTAGCAATTTTTAGAAAGCAATCACCGAGGTAATTTGTAATAGGTGGTTTTCCAGGCCAACGCTGTGATCGGTCTGCTTTGGTAGGTTCTCTACCATCGTTATTCTCTTTGAAACTCTCAGCAACTTTTGCCCTATAGACAATCAGTGCTTCAAGTAACTCCTTGTTGTTAACATAATGTTCCGTCTTCTTCTTAGGCATAGCATTGTGTTCTTAAATGTAGGTTGTTACTATTATAACACACAATTATGACTTGACAACATAGTGAATTATGAGTAGAATACCTTTGTTAGGTTTGAAGAGACAGATATAGCTTTAATTACTTAACGTCTTTATCAACATCTTTTGGAGGTATTTTAAACATATCTTCTAAATGTTTTCTTGCGTCCTCTACCGAAGTGATGTATCCCATCTTTTGAGAAATATTTACTCTACTCGATGAGTTTTTCAATAGAGGTCTTTCATCGTCATCCTCATCGTCACTAAGATATCTATCATAAACTTCAATAAGTTTTTCATCTGTTGTTTCAGTCATCGTGATAATTTTATCGTAACGAATGACAAAAATATCTTCGGTAGACATTTCTACCCATGGTTTAATCTTCATTAAAGAAGTTCCATGATGATTAAAGGTTTTCATTGTGACAGGACTCTGTAAAATAATCACGGGTTCATCGCCGCTATCATCAATAGAAACCAAAGCAAATACTTCTTCTCCTGATATAAGTTTTATAATTGCGTAAAACTCTTCTTGCATATTAGTTCTTGAGCGGTATGTTTACAATATCGTAATTGAAATTCTCTTCGCTATAAACTTTAATTCTTTCAATCAAATGATTAAGTGTATAGTTTTTCCTGGATTGGTATGATATGTCGTCAGCAATGTCATAGAGAGTTGCCTTTGTTTTGTTATTGCCTTTCCTGAGCACGCGTCCAATAGATTGGAGATTCCGTATTCTAGATTTGGATGGAGAAGCAAAAATGACATTATGGAGGTTCTTGATGTTAATACCTGTGCTGAACGTCCCGTATGAAGCGACAATAATCGCGTTTTCTTCTTTCTCCGTGATCTCCCTTACTTTTTCACGATCTTCTGTTCCCACACCACCATGAACAAAGAATACATGGCGGTCATCCAACCTACCGTTATTTATCAATTCGT